CTGAGATGACGCAGAAGATGGACGAACTCATGGGCATTGATTCTTCTGGTATTGATCTAGAAGACCCTCAGTATGTTCTCTTAGAGCAGCACTGCTATCTAGACCTACCAGAACCTTACAATGATCCTGATGGTATTGCTCACCCTTACATTGTAACCATAGACGAGAAGAGCAAAAAGGTTCTCTGCATCAGAAGAAATTACAAAGAGGGTGACCCCAAGAAAGAAAAGAAGAACCACTTTATTCACTATAAGTATGTACCGGGATTTGGTTTCTATGGCCTTGGACTTATTCACTTCTTAGGTAACTTGACCATGACAGCTACCACTGCCATGCGTTCTCTGGTAGATGCAGGACAGTTTGCCAATCTTCCCGGTGGTTTCAAGGCCAGAGGTGTCAGACTGGTGGGTGACAATGAACCTATCTCTCCCGGTGAGTTCAAAGAAGTGGAGAGCACAGGCATTGATCTGAACAAAGCCATCATTACACTTCCCTATAAAGAGCCATCACAGACTCTGATGGGCATGATGCAGTTTGTCATAGGTGCAGGACAGAAGTTTGCAGACTCCACAGAGCAGGTAATTGCAGATTCAAAGAACTCTGGCCCTGTGGGAACCACCATGGCCCTACTAGAAGCCTCTTCAAAGTTCTTTTCTGCTATTCATAAGAGACTTCACAAGGCACAAAAGGATGAATTTGAGGTACTGGCGCAGATAAACTTTGACTTTCTCCCTCCCTCCTACCCGTATCAGGTGGTTGGAGGAGACCAAGAGGTGTTCAAGCAGGACTTTGACGGGAGAATTGACGTAATTCCTGTCTCTGACCCTAACATTCCCTCCTCTGCACACCGTATGGCACTAGGACAACTGGCAATTCAGCTAGCAAGTCAGACGCCTCCGGGTACTTTTAACATGCCAGCCCTCTACAGAGAGGTTCTCACAGCGGCAAACTTTCCAAATCTAGATGAAATCCTACCACCGGAGCAAAAACCACAGGCACAAGACCCTCTGGCAGACATTATCTCTGCCACCAAAGGTCTTCCCATAGCTGCATTCCCGGGACAGAACCACGAAGCGCACATTCAGTTTAAAACTTCCTTCCTCAAGGACCCTGCCACGGGCGCAAACCCCATGATGAAGCAGATTGTGCCTATTATCAACGCAAATGTCAGAGATCACATGATTATGAAGTACCAAGAGCAGGTTCTTGGCATGGTCAAAGCCTCTGGTGTTGCAGATGATCCACAAACCACAGAGATGGTCATGGCACAGGCGGCAGAAGAAGTGGCAAATGCCAACGCTGCCATGGGAATTGCACAGAGTCCAGAGCAACAGATGCTTCTTCTAGAGAAAGAACGTCTTGAGTTTGATAAACAGAAAGCAGAGATGGCAGCTGCCAAGGATTCTGCTGATATTGCCCTCAAACAAATGGACATGGACCTAAAAGCCAAGGAAAACATGAATGATTTAGTTCTCAACGTAGGCAAAATGGAAGCAGATGAGCGTAAAGAAAACCTAAAGGCTCTAGAAGCAGCTGCTAGACTAGAAATAGAAAAGCAGAGGGTAGACGATGACACTGAGCTTAAAGCTGCTAACACTGCTATGCAAACTTTACAGTCCATTGGAAAACGTATCAGAGGTAGTAATGAGTAGTAAAAAAAATTCTATGATAGGTGCTGCCCCTATGAGTCGAGAAGAGTTAATGAGTTTAGTAAAACAAGCAAAAGCTTTTACGGCTTCTCCAGAACAACAAAAGATTGCAAGTAGAATAGATGAAGAGTTAGACCCCGGAGGTATCATGCGTAGCAGGTTTAAAAGACCTGCACCTTCTCCTACGCCTGTAACTAAATCTAAAGGTCTAACGGCTACTTCTCAAGTACAAGAACCAAAGAAAGAGTCAGATATGTTTGATTTTAGTGGTATAAAAGAATATATAACTAATATGTTTAGTTCTCCCTCTCCTCCTCCTCCTAGTGTCAGTGTGCCTTTAAAATCAGAAGTACAAGAAGTAAAAGAAGATGATGGTGGACCAGCTGGTGAGCCTACCCGTGATGATGCTTTTATAAATATAATTAAGTACTACGAAGGAAAGCCTATACTCAGAGCTAGAAAACCTGTAAAAGGTGATCCCTATACCATTGGCTATGGAAGAACCAGAGACCTTAAAGGAAACCCTATTACTAAAGATACTAAGATTACAGAAGAAGAAGCAGATCAAATGTTACGAGAAGACCTTGACAGTCGTATGAAAGAAATTAAAAAAGCTTATCCTAATTTTGAATCTTACCCTGTAGACCTACAATTACAAATAACTCAGTCTTACTACAGAGGAACCTTGACTCCCAAGCATAGTCCTAAAACTAGAAGACTTATAAATCAAGGGAAGTTTAAAGAAGCTGCCACAGAATTTTTAGACAATGAGGAATATAGAACAGCAAAGAAAAAAGGTAGGGCTGGAATTAGAGACAGAATGGAAGACGTAGCAGAAGCACTTAGAAGAATGGAAAATACTAAAAAGTCTTCTACTGGTGGTAGAGTAGCTAGTAATCCTAACCCTTATGAACCAAGGGCTATCTAGAATGCCCCTGACTCCCGGTAAAAGTAAGAAGGCTATCTCTGCAAATATCAAGAAGCTAAAATCAGAAGGTTACGATCAGAAGCAAGCAGTGGCAATTGCATTGTCTACTTCCAGACGTTCTCCCAAACGAGTATCTAAAAAAAAGCGTAGGATGACAAGAAGAAAATAGATATACTTCTGTTATGGATATATTCCAAGAAATAAAAGATGCTTTCCAAATCAAGCAAGAAAGTTTAAAAAATTTGCTTGCAGAGGGACAAGCAGAGGACTATAACCAATATAAGCAGATAGTAGGTACACTCTCAGGAATTGAATGGGCCTACACTGAACTAAACAGAATTGTCAATAATAGAATGGAGAATGATTTAGACAATGATTAATCCTAACTTAGCAGGAGCTATTACAAATGATTCGTGGGTCACAGAAGGAGAACACCCAGACCCAGAGGTTCTTCCAGAGATTCCGGGGTATCATGTTTTGGTTCGTCCTGTCAGTATCAAGCCAAAGACCAAAGGAGGAATTATCCTTCCAGAGAAAGCTAGGGATGACATTGCTTACCTCACCACGGTGGGCCGTGTACTCAAGGTAGGAACTCTGGCCTACGAAGACAAGGACAAATTTCTTGGTGGAGCTTGGTGTAAAGAGGGTGACTATGTATGTTATCAGAAGTTGGTAGGCACAAAGTTTGTTTACAAAGGTGTTAAGCTTCTTCTTATATTTGACGATCAAGTTTTGATGAAGATTGACAATCCTGAAGATTTGGACACTACCCTTGTATTAGGCACTTAAATGTGTTAAATATATTATTATAGCGTAACCTTAGTATTCGCACACTATGAGGAGACAGCAAGAATGTCAGAAGAGCAAGTAGAAGCAAAAGAAAATGTAGCGGAAGAGCTAACAGAGTGGAGTGAGGTTGATCTTTCTCCAGCAAGTGAACAAGAAAAAATTGAGTTTGAAGTTGAAGGCGCTGAACCAGAGGTGGAAAGCAAACCAGAGGTGGAAGAAGCGTCTCCTGAACCAGCAGCAGTAGAAGCATCCAAAGAACTTCCTGAGTTAGAGGGTATAGAAACTAAGGGTGCTGAAAAAAGAATTAGGCAGCTGGTTAAACAAAAGAAAGAGCGTGAAGCTCGTATTGCACAGTTAGAAGCAGAGCGTCAACAGCTTCTTGAAACTGTTACAGAAAGAGATAAAAATGCTGTAGATATGCACAAGGTCAACTATGATCAGTCTGCAAAACAACTACAGCAACAAGCAGAGTTAGCAAAGCAGTCCTATTTGACTGCTTATGATTCTGGTGATAAAGAAAGTATGTTGAAAGCTCAAGAGCTTCTAAATCAGACGCAGGTAGAGCTAAACAACATTGAACAGAACAAAAATCAACTGTCTCAGTACGAAAGAACACTAGAGGCGAGAGAGGCACAAAGACAACAACAGCTGCAAGCACAGCAGCAGCAAGAGCAGCAGCAAGCAGACACAAGTGACTATGATCCTATGGCTGTGGAGTGGAGTCAAAAGCCTGAAAATAGTTGGTTTGGTTCAGACAATATTATGACTGTGGCAGCTTTAACAATTGATGCTCAGTTAAAAGAAGAAGGTTATAATCCAGCTTCTCCTGATTTTTATCAAGAAGTGGATTCAAGAATGAGACAGGAGTTTCCTCACAAGTTTAACCAACAGGTTGTGGAACAGGAAGTTCCTGCTCAAAGAGCTACTCAACAGGTGGTGGCAGGGCAGTCGCGCAGTCCTACCAACTCATCCTCTAAAAAGGTCAAGCTTACTCAGGAAGACGTAAGAATGGCACAGAAGTGGAATATACCTCTTGAGAAGTATGCTGCTGAAAAAGCACGGGCAGACCGTGCAGCAGGTGAGTATGTACCTATCAGTAGGTAAGTTAGCGCGTAATAAAAGAAACAAAGGAGCGTTTAAAGATGAGTAAAACAAGTAGTAGAGCAACTCAGACTAGGGAAACTGAAACGAAAGAATATACATATACTGAGCCTAACTGGCTAGCAATTCCTGAACCTGTTGTAGACAGATTTGCCAATGAAGACATGGTTCTCCGTTGGATACGTATCTCCCTCAAAGGTGAAGATGACTACAAGAACGTAGGGAATAAAATGAGCCAAGGTTGGGTATTTGTAACTCCGGAAGAAGTTCCTGAAATGTTACATTCTGCAACTGTTTTAGATGCTGGTCGCTATTCAAATTGTGTTGTACGGGGGGATGTCGCTCTTGCCAAGATGCCCCGTGGCAAAGCAAAGGCCAGAAATGATTATTATCAGGACAAGGCAAACGCCATGATGGATGCTGTAAATCAGCAACTAATGGCAGCTTCTGATTCTAGAATGCCCATTTCAAATAATAGCAAATCTAGTGTAACCAAGGGTAGAATGCCACAGTTTCAAAATTAGTAGACTGCTGCTTATTCTACTCATCTTTAAAAGAAAGGAGATGGTAGTATGACTACTACAAAAGCCCTTAACGGTCTCACTCCTTCGCGTCGGTACTCTGGTGGTGCCAACACTCTGAAGACGAAAAACTACCGCATCAAATCTGGTTGTGCTGGTAGCATCTTCACGGGTGATCTGGTCCACGTAAGAGAAGGCTTTGTTTCTGTTGTTGGTAATGACAGCGGTGCCGCTGATCACCCCATCGGGGTTTTCATGGGGTGCTTCTACGAAGAAGACGGTGAGCCAAAGTTCCGTAAACATTGGCCCACGGGAACTTCTGCCAGCAATGCCTACGCGATTGTAGCTGACGATCCCCACGCTACGTTTGAAATTCAGTGTGATGCCAGTTCTTCTGTTGGCGATATCATGGAGTTCAACTTTGAAGTGACCAGAGGTGCAGGTTCTACCTTCACTGGTCGTTCAGGGTTTGGCCTTGATGTTGCGTCCAGAACTTCTGGTGTGGCAGCTATGTTCCGCATTATTGATTTCGTTGACGAACCCGGCAATGACATTGATAATGCTTCAGAGCGTGCTTTCCCAGTCGCTGAAGTTCAACTTATCCACCACCAGTTGACCCGTGTGTCATCTGGCGCGTAACCTGAAAGGAGCTTAAACAATGGCTATTAACAGAGCTAGTATTGCCAAGCAGCTTCTGCCGGGACTCAATGCCGTTTTCGGTATGGAGTATGGAGAAGTTGCAGATGAATACAGCGTTCTCTTTGAGGTAGAGAACTCTGACCGTGCATTTGAAGAAGAAGTTCTCTTCACTGGTTTCGGTAAAGCACCTGTCAAAGGTGAAGGTGCCGCTGTCCAGTATGACAATGCACAAGAGAGCTTCACGGCTCGCTACACGCACGAAACCATCAGCCTTGCCTTTGCTGTTACGGAAGAGGCAATGGAAGACAACCTGTATGACACGTTTGCCAAGCTGCGTGCCAGAGGGCTTGCCCGTTCCATGGCCAGCACCAAGCAGACCAAAGCTGCTGATGTTTTCAACAACGGTTTCAACACGGCCTTCACGGGTGGTGATGGACAACCGCTGTTCAGTGCAAGTCACCCCACGGTGGGTGATGGCAACCAGAGCAACCTGATCGGTACTGCTGGTACGGTTGATCTCTCGGAAGCTGCGCTGGAAACTGCGTTGATTAGCATTCAGACGATGAAGGATGATCGGGGTATTCTGATCGGTTCCAATGCGGTATCACTCCACATTGCGCCGGGAAATCAGTTCACGGCAGACCGTGTGCTGAACAGCCCGTATCAGCCCAACACCGCTGATAACAATATCAACTCCATCAATAACCAAGGGATGATCCCCAACGGTTACTTTGTGAACAAGCGTTTCCAAGATGCGGATGCGTTCTTCATCAAGACTGACGTTCCCAACGGAAC